ATAAAAATGAAAGCAATTATATGGAGTAAGTATCACTGCCCTTATTGTGACCAAGCAAAGGCATTACTGGGACAACGAGATATACCGTTTGAAGAAAAGAAAATTGGAGACGGGTATACAAAAGAAGAACTACTAGAAGCAATACCATCAGCAAGAACAGTGCCGCAAATCATCATTGACGGTGAACTGATTGGTGGATTTAATGAACTTAAACAATTTTTAACAAAGGCTGCGTAATGCAAATATCAATAACACCAAATACAGTATATACATTGAAACTTAACTCAGGAGAAGAACTTATTGCAAAAGTAATTCAAACAGGTGGAGAGTTTATTACAATTGAAGAACCAGTATCAATTGCACCTACACAACAGGGTATGCAAATGATTCCTAGCGTATTTACTGCAAATCCGAAGGGTGAATTTAAGCTAAATACTAATAGTATAGCTCTTTACGCTGAAACTGATGACAGCATCAAAATGAAGTATTTAGAAGCAACAACTGGTATTAAAATACCGGATAAGAAAATTGTATTAGGATAAAATGGCAAAACTAAGTCGTGTAGGTGACAAGAATCAAGAGGGCGGCGCTATCGTAAGAGGCGCCGGTACTGTCTTTGCCAATGGAATCCAAGTTGGTCTACACGTTAGTACAATTACTCCTCATGCTCCTTGGAGTAGAAGAGGTCACCCACCACACAAAGCCGCGACAACAACAAGTGCTAGTCCAACAGTATTTGCTGAAGGTAGTCCGGTACTTAGAGTAGGATCAGGAAATAGTTGCGGTCATAGTATCGTTGATGGTAGTCCTGATGTATTTGTCCCATGAGCGATACTGGAAAGCAAAGTCCACTTGGTGTTAACACACTAAGTTCATTACTACAAAATCAAGGGTTTAATATAAACCCTATTATGGTTGAGTATACGGGTGTTAGCACCAGTAAAACATCTGCTACAAACTTGGGTATAATTGTTAATAATTCATGTTTACGATTACTTACATATGCTATCAATGATGCATATGGTAGAGGGCAAGTTAATACAGCAACCTACAACAATCTAATTTCAATTGGCTCTACATCAATACCTGCATTAGGTAATAGTAAAGCACCCACATTTAATTGGACAGGTTATCCCAATTGGGCTAGTGATTATACTAAAACAAACGAAGTAACACGTTGGGGTTACGTAAGATTATTTGCATTGCAGGGTTATAATGAATTTAATTATAACAATGGCTTGCCAGCGTATAAAGATTATCTGTCAGCTTTCATGGCAGCCAGTAGTTTTGTTGAGTATTCTAACAAAGCTATTATGTCAATGACAAATTCGCAAGAGTTTTTAGATGGCACTTATAGTAATATGAATGATTTGATTAGTGCTGATATTACTGGAATAAGTTTAGCAACAACTGTATTTGGTCGTGATTTAATTACCAGTGGCAAAGCAATCAACTTATCAAAGATATCAACATTTGGTTTACCGTCTAATTTATTAGAAACATTACAGCAATATAATTGCATAACAAAAAATGTAAGTTTAGCTATACTAGCATCGGGCTTACAGCTAGATGAATTGAGTCAATTGTTATCTAATATTAGTTCTGCTACAAAAGAACAAGAACGTAGATTGTATGGTGCATTTAATCTTATAGTGGGAGATAGTCTTAATGAAGTTTTAATCCCGTTAAATTGTAAAACACGTGGATTAGAATCGTTAGCTGATTTGTTAAATCCACAAAAGTTATTGCCTAATAGTTATCAAACACTAACCGTTCCTGTTTATAATACAACTAGATCTCCAACTAATAGTAAGACATATTATCCCACATATAGTAATGGGTCTATTAATAGTAACCTTAATAGTCCGTTAGTAGTAGACCAGATTGGTACACAAACTCCTACTGGTACACCACCTGTTGCGCCAACACAAGTAACCGTATATCAATATACAATGACTGATGAGCAAGGAAATCCAATTGATCTTGTTGCAAAATTAGTCAATGCATCTGATATCAACATTATAAGTGCAGGTGATAGTGGTGGAGATGGTGGAGGAGCCGGTGGAGGAGCCGGCGCCGGCGGCGGCGGTGGTGGTGGAGGCGCAATGTAATGGCAATATTTTCTCAAAATCTTAGAATAGTATCAGAACGTGAAGATTCAATTGATGCGATTGGCGCAGCCTATGCACCTCCTACTAGTGGCACAACCACAATAGTAGATGATAGTATTACTATAGCCACAGATAATTCAAATGTACAACAATTTCCTATAGGATTTGGATCCTATTTAGATGGTATATTACCTCCCGACATAGCAACATCAGCCGGTACATTTGCTGTAACAATGCAACAAGTTAAAAATATATCTTCTATTCCAATAGAAAAGTTTGCACAAATTGTAACTAATATTGAAACAATTAATGGTTTAACAATAAATGGAACTACAGTACCAGTAGATACTACACTAGTGAGTGGTGCATTACCACTGATAGCATTAGGTAGTGGGCCGTATGGTACATATACTATGAGTGATTTCTTTGGATGTATGACTGGTTTACCCTATATAGGTATAGACATTCTTGGTTTAATCAATGCATTAGAAACACCAACATTGTATAACATATACAAACAATTATATCTAGCAGTAACATGGGAACGTGCAACCGTATCTGTGCAGTATTCAACTTATCAAGTAGAAGTTGATCCAGGTCCCCCTCCCTCATATGTTACTTATTATCATGTAACTGGTTTAACTGTTACTTATTCGGGTGGTGGATATGGTCGTGAAGGTGCAGCCGCCCCTATAATTACAATTAGTAACGGTGGCTCAGGTACAACTACGATTGGAACTGATGACACTGCTGTACCGGGTAATTTTGGTAGAGTATTAACAGCTACATTATCTTCATCCGGGTCAGACACTACATCAGTACCCACCGCTACAATAGCCTTTCCCCCCGGCACCGGTTCATTCTCTAATAGTATTGTACAAGGTTATATTGATGCGGCTAATGTAGAGATAGCAATAATACAATCTAATAATCAACGATTATCAGAACAGATGAATAGTAATTGGAATGATACTGGTACTCAATTAACAATTGAACAACGTGCAATAGACACTGGTTTGCCAGTAGCTGTACCACCAGTGGAGGTGGTTACTGATTTAGCACAATTCCCTACTACACAATATGCATTTACTGATTCAGTGCCACAATTTGCATTGAATACTGATCCTCATATGCAAGCACAATCAATAGAAGCTATTGCCAATATATGTTCACCTGGAGGACAAAGCATAGTAGGTATGATGCGTGAGGCACGTAATCAAGCTAGATTAACACAAATTGGTATCTCATTAGATAATAATATCAGTGACTCTGTAACAGCAGTAGAGAATAAAACTTTATTAGCAAATGGTTCAATTAATAATACACCTCCTGCAACATTAAGTCAGGTTCAGTGTAACACCGGAGATGAAATTACAGCAAACCCATATGGTTTCTATGATCCAGTAGATAATAATTATTACGTTACTAATCCTGTTTATTTAGGTTCCGGTGGAATAGGATCAAATGGTAATACTAATAATAATTCTAACGACAACAATGGTTGGACTGGCTCCGGACAAACCGGCGGTGGATCAACACCGGCTGTTCCCTCTGCAGTTGACGTTGGTGATACTGGCGTATATGGTGGTTCATTATTTGGAGGTACTGGTACAACAGGAAATCAAGGTAATGCGGGCACAGGTGACACCGGCTCAATAGGAAATCAAGGTAACGCTGGATCAAATAACGGATTACTTAATGGTACTTCTGCGGTAGAGACTGGTGCCACTACAGCATACGGATCATTTGCGGGTTCTCCTTATACAAATATCATACCTGCAAATCTAAATGTATTATACACCTCTAAGAATTTGCTGCCATCTACCTATACTATCCCAGAAGCAATCGATGAAGTTATTCGTTGCAATTGCGACTGCTGGGATATGATTTAAAGGATTAACAATGAATTTAAATTTTATTAAACCTATAGCCGCCTTTATTATAATTATAGTTACTTTTATGACATATGAATTTGTTGATGACAATGTAATAGAAGAACCAGAAGTAGTGGCTAAGGTTGTAGACCCTAAACAATTAGCATGTATGACTAAAAATATATTTTATGAAGCAGGCAATGAATCAATAAAGGGACAAGCCGCTGTAGCTAGAGTAGTAATTAATAGAGTAAATCATGGCTTTGGTAAAACGCCATGTGCAGTAGTATATCAATCAAATGTTGTAGAGAAAATAGTAGACGATGAAGCAGTTAAAGTCAAAATGTGTCAGTTCAGTTGGGTTTGTGAAGGTAAAGGTGAACCAAATATAAATAGTCCACGATATAAACAAGCCCACCAGATAGCATATGATGTTATGGCTAATGATGCGTACAACGATGTTGTACCTAAATCTGCACTGTTCTTTCATAACTTAACAGTTGACCCATTATGGCCTTATAAACAAGTAGCAAAAATTGGCAATCATATATTTTATAGTAGAGCCAAAAAGTCTACCCAAAGTAATAGTGCTAAAACAGAAAATAATATATAATAACTGATGAGCGACAAACCAAATTCAGCGAACGGTGTTAGTAGTTATGACTCTACTAGTAGCGGATCATTGATACATTTCTTTAATCGTAATGTTAGCCCATATGCGACAGAAAGTAGTGGACCCAAATTTGATTTAGTCCCTGTTGAAAAGCATAAAGACATTATGCTTAATGTTGCAAGGTTGCATGCCAAGCAAGAATATGATAGAATCATGGAACTTGTAGAAGTATTACAGAAACAAGCAGAACAGATTAAACATAGATTAGACTTGACTGATATGGTTCATGCCGCTAAATACGATTTTCAATTATTCAATGGACAAATATATTGGTTGTTATACGACCATAGAAAACAGTTTACTAGATTGAGTATCAATGGTCCTAAAGATTGGTGTACAGGTAAGCCAGAAGAATATGAATACATTGCAAGAGTTAAATGGTTAGGCGATCATACTTGGATAGAGGTAGAAAATGATAAGTAGTAGTCCAGATAGAAATACATTCCAAATGGAAAATTATGTCAAACGACAAGAGGAGGCAGGTAAGTTACCCTCCACTGAATATTTAGAAATGTTTAAAACTTGGCGTGAGCAAGATGAAGCTAATATCGTAGATCCAGAGTGGCAAAAAGATAATATGGAGTATGACCTGCGTAGTACTCAATGGATTATTGATAAAGTAAAAAATGATGAAGTATATGCTCAACATCTTTATGCTTCTATGTGTAACAATGATTTTACTAAAAATGATGTGTGGCCTATATTAACTGAGAAAAAGTGGAGTTGCAGTTGGCGACACGCCGGTGGTATTATTGCTGATATGCAAGAAAAAGGTGACTACATTGATTGGTACTGTAGTGGCATTAGAGATAGTAAGATACTAGATGATGACGAGTTTCGTGCTCTTACTAAAGAACAACAAGAATCATACATTCAAGGTAAAAAGTTTGTTCCAGAAAGCTGTGTAACCGATGAAATACGAGAAGATTTATTGAAATTAGGTTGGATAGTAGTAGATGAAGAAGCTGAAGCATACTAAATACAATACATACAAGGAGTATATATCATGTTAGAAACATTATTTTGGTTAGCACTAGGTGCTTTTATTGGTTGGAATTTCCCTCAACCACAGTTTGCAAAGAATATTCAAACAAAAATTTTGACTATGTTTAAAAAGGATTAACTTATGGCTTATAGCGCACAAGTAGTAGACCACTATGAAAACCCACGAAACGTCGGGAGTTTTGCAAAAGACGATGACGATGTAGGTACAGGAATGGTCGGAGCCCCGGCATGTGGGGATGTAATGAAACTACAAATTAAAGTAGATAAACTAACAGGATTAATAACAGATGCCAAATTTAAAACGTATGGGTGCGGGTCGGCTATTGCTAGCTCAAGTCTTGTCACTGAGTGGGTCAAAGGTAAGACATTGGATGAAGCTGCCGAACTCAGAAACTCTCAAATCGCAGAAGAACTTGCACTCCCCCCAGTCAAAATCCATTGCTCAATCCTTGCGGAAGACGCCATCAAAGCCGCAGTAAATGATTATAAACAGAGGCACTAATGTCAAATGAAACAGCAAAATACATAAACAGCCGACGCCGTCATAAAAATGATGTAGCAATTGCAAGACAAGTTCGTATTGCTAAAGCATATGGATTAGGCTTCCATGACAAAGCAATTAAAGAACCACATCGTTTAGCAAAACATCATGTCATGGATTGTGGCAATCCACAATGTCCTTTATGTGGCAACCCACGTAGGACACACAAAGATACATTAACAGCACAAGAGAAACGATTGTACCAAGATGTAGAGAAAACATCTGATAAGCATAGCAATGGTTTACTAAAACAAATTGAAGATTGATATCTTTGATATATAATACACACATAAAGGAAGAAAAAATGTCAGAAACTATTAACAGCCTACATAGTGCATATTCTGGTGAAAGTCAAGCGCATACTAAGTATCGCTACTTTGCTAAAATCGCACGTGCAGAAGGATTTGAAGAAATCGCAAAACACTTTGAACATACAGCAGACCAAGAGTTGCTACATTCATGGGGCCATTTAGAATTAATTATTGGTAAACCAGATACACGCAAATGTTTAGAGTTGGCAATTGAAGGTGAAACATATGAGTTTACAGAGATGTATCCTCACTTCAAAGAAGTTGCTGAATTTGAAGGTAATTTACTTGCGGCAAATGAAGCAAAACATCAGATTGAAGAATCACAGCGTCATGCTAGTGAATTCAAAGAAGTATTAAAGAAAGCAGAAAAGCGTTTTGCGGCACTAGCTAAAGTTGAACAGCGTCATGCAGAAGCTTATCAGGCTAAGTTAGATGAATTAAATCAAGTGGAGGCAAGATAATGGATCATATTTGCGTAATTTGCGGTCATGTACATGACGAAGAAACAGAAGGTAAATGGGAAGATTTACCAGAAGACTTTCCTTGCCCAGAATGCGGTGGCTTTAAAGCTGACTACGAAACTATTTAAATATGTTTAAAAACCCACCATTGCTGTTAGCACATACTGCTAGCTGTGATAATGGTAACTTTGTTACTGAAGATTACATCATTGTAAAAGATCAGGGGCAGTACACTTTAAAAGATCGTATCTGCCCGCACCGTGCATATTTAATGCATAATACCGGTGACGTAGTAAAACAGATTGAATGTAAG